CGATGTTGTAAAATATATGTCAAAGCCAGATTTTACAGGGCGCGACATAGTTGACACAGGCAGATTGCGCGGAAGTATATCATTCGTGACGCCCGACGCAGAAAGCGGAGTATACGACAACAATGCTGACAGCTCGGACGCGTTGAGCGGCAAAGGCGAAGAAAACACCGTAATAATCGGAACGAACGTTGAATATGCCAATTATGTGAACAACGGAACGCGCAAACAAAGAGCGCGCAAATTTATGGAAAACGGAATCGAGCCTAACTGGGATAAGTATCAGAAAATTGCAAAAGACATATTCGAGGGCAAGCTATGATACAAGATTATTTCTACTCGATAACGGTAAAACGCCGCGAAAAAACTCCCGACGGATTGGGCGGTGCGACAACGACATATAAAACGCTCGGAACCGTGCAAGGCTTATTGGAACGGTCAAGTTCGACCGAACGATTAATTGCGGCGCAACGCGGACTGACTGATGTTTATACATTTATGACGGATACGAGTGCGAACAGCGTAACGGTACAGACTGGCGACATTGTTATAGGCAACGGAATAACGGCAATATTGAAATCATCTAAACTACAAGGGCAAGCGAAATCTGAAACGATGAGCGACATTGCACAGTGGGAAGCTGAAAACTATGTGGAAGGTGCGTAATGGTTAATCAAGCAACGGCATTGATAGCGTGGTTGAATACGATATTGACGACCTATCAAGAACCAGTACCCGACACAGCGACATTACCGTATATCTCGCTTGGGTTTGAACAGCCGCGAAATGCCGAACCCGTGAATCAACAACTAACGATTTGGACGCGTTCGGAGAATAGTTATGCTCAAGCATACGAATACGCGACAGCAATCGAAACTGCACTCGGAGAAACTGGGCGCGTAATTGACGGAGTAAATTGCAAGTTATGGATAAAAAAAGGCAGTCCGTTTGTGCAGAACCGAAACGACGACGAACGCACAATACGGGCGGTCCTTGTAAATTTAGAAATATCATATTATTACAATTAAAGGAGATTAAAAAAAATGTTAACTGGTGTAACGAGTAATACAAAACACAACTACCAGCTCGGCGCAGGTGTTGTTTGTACAGGCTTTTCGAATGGTGTTATTTCTGGAATAATCGGGGCGACCAGGGGCGGCGGTTCTTTTACGGCTGTTCCGACAATCAGGCAACCCGAAGTTGACGGATTGCCCGATAACACAAAGGACTTCAAGATTATAGATTTTTGGGTGGCGACACTCACAACGACCATTTTTGAAGTGACCGAAACATCTATAAAATTGGCGCTTGCTGGCGGTTCAGCTTCTACATCCGCAAGCGTTACGACAATTACCGCAACGCAAGGGATTGTTCCGACAGCTTCATACGCTGATTTGTGGTGGGTTGGCGACACTTCCGACGGCAACAAGATTGCAATTAAGCTTTCAAACGCGCTCGGCTCGAACGGATTCAACTTTAATTTTGTTGACCGTGGCGAAGGGACTTTTGAACTACAAGCTATTGCGCATTATAGCGTTGACGAGTTAAGCACGCCGCCTTTTACGATTTATCTTGATAAGACTACTTCTCCGACTTCTGCCGTTGAGCTTTCTTCGATTGCGCCGGCTGACGGCTCGACTGGAGCGGTTGCAACGGTTGTCCTGACATTCAACAATGCTATTTCGAGCGAAAACGTATTTATTACGCTTGCTTCGGACGGCTCTATTGTTGCAGGCACAAAGGCTTGGGATAGCACAAGAAAGATATTGACATTTACACCGACTACAGCGTTTACTGCGGCGAAGTATTATGTAAATATCGTAAGTGTTGTTGATATTTACGGGCAAGCGTTGGCAAATACGATTACTGATTTTACGGCAGAGTAAACAAATTATAGGGCGGCGTAAAAACCGCCCTAATTCAAAAAATGTGAGGAGACCATAAAAATGAATCTAAGCACAGATAAAGCAGTAGATATATTGATTGAGATTACGCCGTATGTCGCTGATATAATCAACGACAGAGATTTACGAAAAGTTATTGACAAGTACAAAAAAACGCCGGCGAAGCAAATAGAATATTTCGCGGAATTAATACCGACATTCTTAAAAAAACACCGCGAACCTGTTTATATAATTCTTGCGGCGTTGAATGAAACGACCGTTGAAGAAATAAAAGCTCAGTCTTTTGCCGTTACGGTTAATCAGATTAAAGAGATAGCAAACGACAAGGAATTAATTAGTTTTTTTACATCGTTCGCCAAAGCGGAATAAAAGACGGTTTTGGCGATTATAACAGCACGATTGCGGCTGGGCG